AGAATCGGTTCATTGGCGCCGAATATGAAAGACGTGTCCTCGGCCGCTTTGAGTGCCGCGAACTTGGTTTCGATATCGGCTTCTTGGTTCTTGCTTAACTTGAGGGTTTCGACATCTAAAAACGGAATGACCGCCTTGACATTTTTGGCCCCGTGCTTTTTGGCCGCCTCGGTTAACTTGCTCGTGAACTCATAATCAGAACGAATCTGATCGGCCTTTGCATTGGCTGCTACGAGATCGGTCTGATACTGCGTAACCTTGCCCTTGATCTCGTCATAGTCCTTGAATCCGTCAATGGTTGTATTGGCTGTAGCGAGTTGCGTCTTGACCGCCTCATAATCAGTCTTTACCGCGTCGTACTTAGCCTTTTCAGCCGCGATGTCCTTACCATTTTCAGCAAATACCGCCTTGATCTGATCTTCTGTGAGTCCGAGTTCCTTGAGTTGTTCCGTTTTCATCTTTCTTTCCTCCTGAATTTCACTTAGTTGTTTTGAGCGTTTTACTGTCCGCTGTGAATTTGCCGACAAAGCTCGGCACGCTGATGTTGCTCGATTGCAGGTTTAGCCTGTTTTCGGGCACGAAAAAAGCACCCGGTTAAGAGTGCTTTCTTGGGAAACAATTTCATTAAAATATCTTATTAGAACTATTGACATTATATCTTATTAGGACTAAAATGTAGTTGCGAACAAAAGAGAACAATAACATAGGAGGGCAATAACATGAAGAAAATATTTAACCTTGAAGGACTTGAGTATGAAAACATTCTTCCGGCAACAGAAAGCGACAGAACAGAAATTGAAAAATATCTTACAAGAGAAATTGAACTCTCTTATGACGATCAGTTAAGAGTTTGGTCCGAAGGAGGAATCTACGTCGCCGACCTCGTCAAGTCTCGCGAAATTAATATCGGGGCAAGAATCCGCGAGATGAGAGAATTGTCTAATCTGACTCAAAAGCAACTTGCGGAAATGATCGGAACTACACAAAGCCAAATCGCAAAGTACGAGCGCAACGAACAAGACATGACAGTTCTTCGGCTTTTAGAAATTGCAAAGGCGCTAAATATTCCCGCATCTGATTTTTTGAAAGAAGTCTAAGACAGAAAAGTCCAAATGAACAACAAAAAGCACGTCATAATTGGTGTGCCTTTTGTTGTCAGGCTATTTTTTGACAAGCTTTACGTAAACCTCGTAATATCCCATTTCTTCATAATCCGCCTCGCTGCTTACCCTCGTTACGATCATTTCTGTGTTCGACGGAACGACAACCTCTCCCTCTTCTTTGAAAGCATCAAGAACCTTTACCTCTGTTTTGTTCCTGTAGTTGACTTCGTGTCCCGGTATCTTGTCGGCATAAATGACGTAAGACCTTCCGCTACTTGATTCTGGATCAAAACTGCCTCCTTTTTTAAGCCAGCTCTCCGCCTTGCCTCGGTTGTCATATTTTTTGCCAACTTCAAACAAGGAATCGTCGTTGGATGTAATTGTTCGCAGGATGTCATATTCTCCTGTGATGTGGTTTGCTATTTCGTCTTTTGTCATCTTGCTGTAATCAAGATTTTTGATTATTTTCAGTTCTTCCGGGCTAACCAATGTTTTCGAGACCGCTTTTTCAACAATTGTACTATTCTTTGCAAGATCGGTTGCGCTTGCAAGTGAATTCTTTTTAACTAAGTCGGTATATTTAATTGACTCTCTCGAGAGCTTAGAATACTGGCTCCATTCATCTTTTGTCATTTGCTTATACATCTTTTTATATTTCTTGTTCATAGTTTCTAAAAAATTATCATATTCAATTTTACCTTGATAAGCAATGTCTAGTTCTGATTTTTGGGCGTCGGCTACTTTAGAAACAATATTTGATGCTTTTTCCTTTACGCTCTTCATGCTCCCGAGTCCGTCAATCGTGACCCGTTCCCTTTGCTGTGGCAATCCCATAGCCTTTGACAGGCCCGTGTACTCAGCAGATGAGCCTTGATACCGGCTCATTGCGTTCTGGATATCCAGTGGATCACCGCCCCCCTGCTTTAACAAGCTGATCTCTTGCCTCTGTGCTCGCATATTGGTCTCAAGCTGTCGCTGTCTCTGCAAGGCCTCTGACGTGGTATATTCCTTGCCGTTGTACTTCTTCGGAACATTCTCTGCGTCGTTCATCTGCTTAAGCTGTGCGTCCGTGTAGGTCCGTACTGATGCACCCGGAACAAAGGGAAGATAATCATGCATGCAGTTCGCGCCCTTGAGTCCCTCGACTGTTCCGAGTCCGCACTGATCAATCAGTTCTTTTTTCGTGAACACCTTGCCTTGAAACCACTGGTGATCCGGTCTTGCTCCGGCGTGCCATGTGATTTCGAATGAGTCAGTATCTAAGTCTTTGGCAGTTCTCTCGTTTATGTGTGACATGGTCTGGTTGAATCCGGTCATGGTTGCCCTGCGAGCTGCCACTGTAACTCTGTTGTGATATCCGGAGTCGTAATCTATCCACCTAAGCCCGGAGTTCGTCATATCCTTGACTGTGCGACGTAAGGACTCGGTATAACTGAATGCACCCGTGGAGATATCACCGATTGCCTTATCGAGTGTTTTCTGATAGAACTGCGTAATGTCCAGTGCTTTCAGCTTTCCGTTTTCCTGCGTAACAAATCCGAGGGACTTACTGATGTTTAGAAATTCATCCTTGGTCTGCTTCTTGACCGCATCCATGAGCGACTGAAGCTCAACATTATCCGCGAAGGATGTTAGTACGTTCCCGGTTGCCTTGTACAGATCTGCATTCCTAATGTACTCCGCTTTGACTGCTTCCGCATAGATATCATTAATGGCCTGATCTGACATACTGAGCGCAGTCTGGATGCTCTTTTTGATGAATGCATCAGACTCGCCTAGTTGTTTTAGTCTGGTAATTTGCCAGTCCGCAGAACGAGTAACAGAGGCATTGATCTGGATCCGGCGTACGATGTCGGACATGATGCGATTTTCAAGATCGCCAAATGCAGATACCGGAGCTGTCGGGATTCCCTCGATGTCAGATGCTTGCATGGATCAACCTCCGAACGGTACGGTCTGCTTTGCCCCGAATGTATCCGGCATAACATCCACACCCTGTGGAACATTCGCCCTTGCGGTTGCTTCATCCTCGCCATACCACTTCATGCGGTATTCCCAAGGATTCATCAGTCCGGCTGCTACATCGGCCTTGTCGCTTACTTTATTGGCTTCATCGTCAGTCAAGATCGAATCTCCAAAATCACACTTGAATTCATAGCCGGTACTTACCAGACCGTTCACAAATGCCAGAGCATCAACCAAATCAGACAGGCAATCCTTGAGGTTATCCTCGATTGCAATGACCCGGTTGTACTTTGTCTTTTTGGCTGACTTAATTTCTGTTGCTGTTTTTTCGATCGTTGCTTCTCTGGATAGATCACCAAAAGACAGCCCAACATTCGATTCAATGTTACGCTTGAATTCCTCTAAGCCGCCAATAAAACCATCTCCGCGAAGGTCGGGAGAGAACGCTGTAAAAGGTGTCTCTGTATCTCCATTGCCTTTCATTCCCAGTGCGCGGATAAGGCGTTCTTTGGGTCTGAGTCTGTACCCTAAGTCATTCGCTTGAGGCACGGCATCCGGATCAACAATAAGAGAACGCTCTGCTGATTCATACTCCCATTCCAGGCGCCCGAACTGCTTGTCTGCTTTCTTGATCAATTCAATAGCAGATTCATATATCGCCACGCCATTAAATGACCGATCAATCTTGTTCTTCAGAGGGTTCTTGTAGTACCCGAAATCTGGCTTATTCCAGCCAGGATAGATTATCTCCGGCTTGAGCTTACCCCAGTCCTCGAATGTATCGAGTGATATCTCATTCCCTATGTCCGATTCTGACTGCGACTTATAAGCTTTGTTTGTGATCGTAAGTCCTGCATCAGAAACGGTATGCCGCTCTAACCGCCTGTAGTGGTCGATGTCGCCTTTGCGTCTTGTCTCGACAAAGATTACATCCATGAGTCTGCCGCGTGAATCGTAAGCAATAGGAACGAAATCACCCTGCGCTACGTACTCAACAGCAGACACGCCCAAAGGCTTGATACAGAACGCACCCAGGGCAATGCCCTCTTGGAAGTTCTCATTAAGATCCCGAATAGCTGCCTTGTACAGAACGTCCAGCTTATCATTGCCAGTGGATGACTCCATTTCATTGAGA